AACCAATTTATGGGAGATTTTGGCTTAAAACTAAAATTTCTCGTCATCAACATTGATAATGAAGGGCCCCTTATTGATCGACTTAAAGGTCTTTCTTTTTTAGGAGCCACATTTTCTGAACGAAAAGGAGTCTTCATCCCTTGTTATCCAATAGATCGTTTGTGGTATTCTATATCTCACGATCTTAAACGACTGGATCTAGGCGCCTATTTGTCAAAGATTTTTACATTAACAGTCATGTCTTATGGCTCTGAGTTTTTTGATCAAACTTTGAAGTTTTTGAAAGATTATATCTTCGAACCTCATGTTTGCAATTCAAGAGAACCCCTCGTTAAATTAATGCAGGAGTACTCTAATAACTTAGAAAAAGACCAAATACATGATTTTTATGCTGGACTTGAATCTAACTCTGTTTCGTCGGTTTTCCAACATTCTTTTTTTTTCTGATGAAGAAGGAGAGGTGTTTTCTACACCGGAGGCAAGTGTCAGCATTGAAGACTTAATAACTAGGACATTATTTTGTGAGCATTTGCCAACGCATGTGCTGCAAAGTGGTCTTAGTAAATCCCGTTATGTCGATTTGCCTCTTAAAGAGTGGGCTTGTCCTTTGGATGAGACCATTTTAGAGGATCCATTCGGAATGTCTTCTATGGAGGAGGAGGATTTAAATATGGATGCACGCGTTACACCACAAAATGTTCTCGGGAAATTGTTAGCCGCGAAGGTTCTCAATCCCGACACATTGGCTGCTTTGAAAGTTGGATTTGATCCAGCTCATGATGCACCTATTGATTTTAGGGGAAGACCTTCGGTTAACACCCAGAATGTCTTTACTTGGAGTGATGTCGGTTCAGTTGCTGTTAATATCAACACCTCAGACGTCGCTCTCAACCCCGACCTTCCTTTTAGTGTTCGAATATGCACGTACAACGTAGGCCAGACTATTAGTATGGATACAGGTACTTGCTATGGCAATGTGATTGGTCTCCAAGGATCAGATGTTGTCCCTTCAAGGATGCTCGCTCCTGTCACAATTACTTACACTCAGGGAGCTAGTTTTCAAGACTTGCCCCTGTTTGTTCCCACCACACTCACTCCTGTTACATATCTTCCCATCAACCAAGCGTTGATGACGGAGAAAACTGATGTTTGTGGATGGGCAATTGAAGTTATTAATGCATCCCCTTTGCTAAACATTGGTGGTACATGCACCACTGCATCTATTCCTCAATTTGACCATGTTGACGTTATGTCAGCCAATCAAGTTATTGTTAATGGTGTTAATGAGAATTCAGAATTATATCCCTGGTCTTTCAAACCTATAGCTGGGTGTCCTACTAATGAAGCTCAGCTACTTCAGTTTCAAGGCGCAAAA